TGCCCCCATTGCGACAGCGCCGCCAGAATCCGCACCAGCCGTCCGATGAGCAATCTCACCATCGAGCACAGCCTGCAGTGCCAGAACATCAACTGCGCCCACACCTGGGTGGCCCACACCAGCGCGGTGCGCACCATCGCGCCGTCGATGACGCCCAACCCCAGGGTTTTCATCCCGCTGTCGCCGCGCTCGTCTGCCAAGCACGAAGCGCAAAAGGACCAGATCGCCCTGGCGCTGGACGAGCCGCCCCACCCGCGCGCCATGGCCATCCACGACACAGGCTGACGGCCTGACTGACTGACCCCCACCGACCGATTTGAGAACGCCTGTTTTGACAGGCAAGGGATTTTTTTGCCCGGAGAAACGCGAATGGCACGACAGCACAACCCATTGCAGCAGTGGAAAGAAGCCAAGCAGATCGCCAGCGACTACAACATGTTCATCGTGGAGAAGGACGAGCAGTACCTGCTCTACCGGAAGTATCCAAAGCCGACTTTCATCGGCAAGCGGGGGTCGGTGGAGGGCATCCGTGTCCTGGTCGAGAAGTGCGCAGGATCGACAACGGAGACGAAGCCCATCCATGCGCACTGACCTGCTGCGCGAGATCCTGCCCAGGCTGGATCGCGACTTCGCCTTCAAACCGATACAGGGCTGGCTGCGCGCCGGCAAGTGCCCGTCGTGCGGCAAGAAGGAGCTGTACACCCAGGCCGAAAAGCCGTGGGTGCTGCGCTGCGGCCGGCTCAACAAGTGCGGCGTCGAGATCCACATCAAGGACCAGTACCCGGACCTGTTCGACAACTGGAGCCACCGCTACGAGAAAACGCCGGAGGCCCCCAACGCCGCCGCCGACGCCTACCTACAGAGCGCGCGCGGCTTCGACCTGGCCAAAATCAAGGGCTGGTACAGCCAGGAGTACTACCACGACCGCAAGCTGAACCTCGGCTCGGCGACGGTTCGCTTTCCTCTCGCAAACGGCGACTATTGGGAACGCATCATCGACCTGCCGCACCGGTTCGGCGACAAGAAGGCGCACTTCAACTTCGGCGCCAAATACCAGGGCACCTGCTGGGTGCCGCAGGCGACGGTTCCGGAGAGCGAGATATGGATCGTCGAGGGCATCTTCGACGCGATCGCGCTGCTGCACCACGACGTCTGGGCGGCCTCGGCCATGTCGTGCAGCAACTACCCGAACCTCTTCCTCGCCGGCATTGCCGCGCAGTGCGAGGCCAACGACAAGCCACGGCCGCGCCTGGTGTGGGCGCTGGACGGCGACAAGGCCGGCCGCGGCTACATGCGCCGCTGGGTCGAGAAGAGCCGCGAGGAAGGCTGGGGAGCGGTCGCCGCGGTCATTCCGGCCCAGGGCAAAGCCCGCCTCGACTGGAACGACATGCACCAGCGCGACCGGCTGGATGCCAAGGCGATCGAGGAATACCGCTACCAGGGCGATCTGCTGACGGCCAAGAGCGCCTCCGAGAAGGCCCTGCTCATCTACAACCGCCGGAACATGTCGTCGTTCTTCTTCGATTTCGACAACCGCCTGTACTGGTTCGAAATTGATTACGGCGCCTTCAACAAGGCCCGGGAGGCGCTGAAAGACCGCTTCAAGGAACTGTCGGAAGACGAGCTGCGCGAAATGGCGCTGGCCGAATCCCACAGCGTGCGCCAGATCGCGAACTGTAACCCCACCGCCCTCTACTACCAGGCCAACGCGCTCACCGACGAGGCCTGGTATTACCTGCGGGTGGATTTCCCGCACGACGGCGCGCCCGTGAAAAACACCTTCACCGGCAGCCAGCTTTCCAGCTCGAGCGAATTCAAGAAGCGCCTGCTGGCCATCGCCCCCGGCGCGGTCTACACCGGCTCGGCCGGGCAGCTCGACGCCTGGCTGCAGCGCCAGCTCTATCAGATCAAGACCGTGCAGACCGTGGATTTCATCGGCTACACAAAGGAACACGGCGCCTGGGTGTTCAACGACCTGGCGGTCAAGGGCGGCAAGGTGGTCGAGCTCAACGACGAAGACTTCTTCGACCTCGGCAAGCTCTCCCTCAAAAGCCTCAACCAGTCGGTCACGCTGGCCATCAACGGCGCCGACGCCGACTACACGGGCGAATGGGTCAACCTGCTGTGGTCCGCCTTTGGCGCCAAGGGCATCGCGGCCCTGGCCTTCTGGCTGGGCAGCCTGTACGCCGAGCAGATCCGCGCCGAGCAGAAGAGCTACCCTTTCCTCGAGGTGGTGGGCGAGCCCGGCGCCGGCAAGTCCACCCTGATCGAATTCATGTGGAAGCTGCTCGGCCGGCGCGATTACGAGGGCTTCGACCCGAGCAAATCCACCCTGGCGGCGCGCGCGCGCAACTTCGCCCAGGTGGCCAACCTGCCGGTGGTGCTGATCGAATCCGACCGCGACAGCGGCGACAACCAGAACAAGCAAAAGGGCTTCGACTGGGATGAATTGAAAACCGCCTACAACGGCCGCAGCGTGCGCAGCACCGGCGTCAAGAACGGCGGCAACGACACCCGCGAGCCGCCCTTCCGCGGCGCCATCGTGATCTGCCAGAACGCCGAGGTATCGGCATCCGACGCGGTGCTGCAGCGCATCGTGCACATCCACTTTGACGTGGCCAGCCACAGCGCGCAGAGCAAGGCGGCATCCGAGCAGCTGGAAAGGCTGCCGGTCGAGCAGGTTTCCGGATTCATCCTGCGCGCCTGCAAGGCCGAGTCAGCGGTGATGCAGACCTTCAAGGAACGCGGCCCGCACTACGAGAAGCTGATGGGCAGCGCCAAGGACATCAAGAACCTGCGCATCATCAAGAACCACGCCCAGCTCATGGCGCTGGTCGACGCCCTGGCGGCCATCGTGCAACTGAGCGACGAGCGCCGATTAAGCGTCCACGACGAACTGATCGACATGGCCAGGGCGCGCCAGCAGGCCATCAATGCCGACCACCCGCTGGTGCAGGAATTCTGGGAGATCGTCGACTTCCTCGACGGCGACGACGCCCCGATCCTGAACCACGCCCGCGACCCGAACGAGGTCGCCATCAACCTCAACCACTTCGTCCAGGTGGCCGCCGACAAGCGGCAACAGATCCCCGACATGAGCCGGCTCAAGAAGGTGCTCAAGACCAGCCGGTTCCGCAAGTTCATCGACGTCAAGCCGGTCAACTCCGGCATTCACGCCCGTTTCAACACCCGCAAAGACACCAACGCGCCGGACAAACCGACGACGGTGAAGTGCTGGGTTTTCAAGCGCAGTAACTAAAAGGAGAGTGGCCATGTGCCTGATCGTGATACCGAGCAACACCCTGACCAAACTGGTGGCGGCGGCGCAAGCCGTGCAGTCGCTGGTCGATGACGAAACCCTGTCGAAGGCCTACGTGCACAGCGACGAAGACGCGCAGGCGCAGTCCGTTGCCGCCCTCGACAAGCTGGCCGAGTGCGCGGCCGGCGCGATGGCAGAACACAAGGACGTNAGCCCNTTCATCCGCTACCGGAAAGAGGCGCTGGACNAAACCAACCCNACNGCCAAGGGCCTGCGCNGCCTGGTNCTCAACCTGTATGCCAGCCATACCGGGGTCTGCCTGTTCGACTACTTCATGAACGCTGACCAGCTCTACACCCGCATCGCGCTGGAAATGATTGCCAGCTTCAGCCAGCGGGACGCGAAGGACTCGGCATTCCTGATTCTGGCGCGCGATATCTGGGACCGGTTCGAGCACGAGCTGGGAGGTGCGTCATGAGCGCCGCCATCCTGAACATGCCCACCATCATCCCCGACAGCGCCACCGTCATGGCCGCCGCCCAACAGGCAGCAGCCAGCCACCTGCACCTGGTGATCGACCGCGACGGCCGGACCAAGCTCACCCCCGTGATCCTGCCAGGCATGCAGAAGATCGCCGTGTGCGTCAAACATGCGGAGGGTAAGACGGCATGGAACTGAGACTGCGAGACCACATCGATTGCGGCGGCTCTGGCTGCAGCGGCTGCCGAGATTCCGGCACGGAGATGGCGCCGATGAAACGCCCCGAACTGACGATGCCGGCCGACTCGGATGAGTTCGATGCGGCGCGGGAGAGTTGCCCGTGTTACGAGGGCATGAGCATTAACCACGACGTGCACCAGTGCATGCACGCGGACGCCGACGGCGAGTGGTGCGACGTTGAGACGTGCCCGCTGGTGGCGCCCAACAACGAACAGGAGCGCGGCTCATGAACACCGACGAAATTATTAAGGCAGAGCTGAAGCCCGATGCCATTGAAGAGCATGAAGACGATCCTGGCATGGTGCAGGTGACCATCACCATCGAGCGCGAACAGGTCGGCAAGCTCATGGCTTTCATGAATGGCGACTCGTGGGAAAAAGCCCAGGCCATCCGCAAGCAGGATCTGAAGGGCTGCAGGGAAAGCCTGGCCTGGTGCGTGGAGATCGCGCTCAATGATTACAACAGCACTGCGGTGCGCATCGCTGCATTCCTTGCCAGCCTTTACAACGGCAACAGAGTGAAGGTGGATGTAAGTGGTATCGGCAATTTTGACGCCGAGCACTTCGAGCACCTGATGAACGTGCTTCGCCTGTGTCACCAGACCCACCGCGAGCCGCACACCTTTTTCAAGGAAGGCGGCCGGTTGTTCGAGCAGATCATCGACCGACACGGTCTGGGAAAGCGGGGGAGCAAATGAACACCTTCGACTTCATCAACGGCAGCTTCGAGGCCGTGGCCGCGCTCTTCACCTTGCACCACTGCCGCGTGCTGCTGCGCGATCGCGCCGTCGCCGGCGTCTCCATTGCCAGCATGGCCTTCTTCACCCTGTGGGGGGTCTGGAACCTCTGGTTCTATCCGCACCTGGGCCAGACCTGGAGCTTTGCCGGCGGCGTGCTGCTGGTGGCCGCCAACGCGGTCTACGTCGCGCTGCTGTTCCGGTTCTCCGGATTCGCCAGCCGGCTGCGCCATCGCTGGCAGTCCGCCGTGTGGAAAGCCCGGAAGGGCCTCGGCCGCGTGGTGTGCACGTTCAAGGGCTGCCACTACGACACCCCCGTTTTCTGCACCAACGCCCTGTACCTGTGCACCCGCTGCGGCAAGGAAGTCACCGGCCGCACGTTCGCCGACCTCCAGCCGATGTCGTCCGACGAGCTCGATGACATCCACCGCCTGCACGAAATCTACGAAGAGGACCACATTCATGCTTGAACAACTCGAACCCGAACAGATCGAGGCCGAGATCGCCGCACTCAATGCCGCCGTCGACAACTTCGCCGCGGCCATGAAGGCAACGCTCGCACACATGGTGCGCGCCGAAAACCGCACCGGCTGGGCCGACCCGGCCAACGCCGAGGATTACTACAAAAAGCTGCTCGCCCACGCCGCCGCAATGCGCCTGGCGGCCGGGCAGGAGGTCAACATCGCCAACTTCGCCATGTTCCTGCACTACCAGCGGATCGTGGCGCCGCGCGGAGGCCAGTCATGAGCGAACACACCATAAGCAACCAGACGTGCACCAAGTGCCAGAACTGTGGACAGTGGACCAACTATGCTGGCGACGAGCATCACCAGGCCAGAGAAACCGAATTCGCCGCGCTGCGCAAAGACAGCGACTACCTGGTGACCTCCGAGCTGATGCGCGCGGAGGTCATACAACAGCGCGACGAGCTGCTGGCCGCTGCCAAGATCGGCGAGGGTTTCATGTCCGGTTTCGAAGGCGACGAACTCCAAGAAGGGATCGACGAGAACTTGGCCAATCACGACGGCTTCCAGGCCGATCTGAAATTCGGCTTCACCTCTGACGATGCGGACAAAAACGAACGCGGAGCAATGGCCATGTTCGATAGCTCCAACCAGGAACGCGCCGACAACGTGATCAAGGCTATCGCCGAAATGATGGAAGGGGGGTCGGCAGGATGAGCCGCCAGATCTACACCCCCGAGCAGGTCGCTGAGATCGCCAGGCGTTACGACGGCGACACGGCAACCATCGAGCTGCTGCTAAAGGAGTTCGGCGGTCAGCGTTTCAACCTGCTGGCGGCCGCGAAGCGCAACGGTTACAAGAGCCAGCGTGTGCGCGTCAAGTGGACGCCGGAGAAGGATGCCTACCTGCGCGAGAACTGGGGCAAGCTGCCGCCGGCGGAGGTTTATGCGCACCTGGAATGCAACGACTCGGCCGTTTTCAACCGCCTCAAGCGCATCGGCCATTCCACGCGCAACAACGAAGACCTGACGATCTATGACATCGAGCACCTGACCAAGATTGATCACCGTCTCTGGCGTCGCTTCATCGACGCTGGCTGGCTGAAAAGCTACGAGGAATACGGCCGCAACGGAAAGACATGGTCGCGGCGCGTGAAGGTGGAGTCGATCGGGCAGTTTTTGCGGGCCCACCCGGAGGCCTTCGATTACCGCAAGGCCGACAAGTACACCCGTGCGGTGCTGGAGCTGAATAATCTGCCGGATCCCCCGCGCTACATGTTGGTGACATGCCAGAGCGACGCTTGGAAGGACGGCACGCGCCTGACGCCAACCGGTTACCAGGTGCACCATGGCGAGGTACAGCTGGCCGAGCGCGAGCATAGCTACTCGCACGAGAGCTGCGCCGCCATTGGGGGAACGGATACGTGGGCGCCGCTGTATGAAACGCCTACCTGTCCGCGATGCGGCTGCATGGTAAGCCGCTTCAGCGACAAGGCAGTGTTCTCCGACGAGGATCCTGGCGATAGCGACACCCTGAACGCGGTCGCCGGAAAGCTCGGCCTGACCTACAGCGACGGGCGCTTCATGGCTGCAGACGGCAGCCCGGTTGGCGAGCATGAGCTGCTGCAGTACGTGTTCAGCACGAAGCGGAATCCAGGCAGGGCATTCGCCACCTTCCGACGCCTGCTCGAAGCGGGCATGTCTGTGGCGCCGCCCAATCCGGTACCGGCCGGAACCCTGCTGCCGAACGTGCTGCGCTACGAGCTGCGCGAGGGCCAGCATGGCGCTTTCGATGCCTTCCTGGACAGCGGCAATGTCGGGGTGTACTGGCCGCCAGGGCAGGGGAAGATGTACTTCCTGGGCATGGTGTTCGCCAGGCTGGCCGGCGAGCATGTGCTGTTCGTGCACACCCGGACTATCCGGGACCAGTGGATCGCCTTCTTCCGTGAGCATGGCAACGTGCGCGTCGCCTATGTGAAAACCCCGCACCACTACCGTGTCGACATCCTGGACGCCGCCGGCGGGCTGCGTAGCCAGGTACGGATCTTCGGCTATTCCACCCGCGAGAAATTCGACGCCAGCCGGTTCTGCGTGGTCGGCTTCGACGAGGCCCAATTCCTTCCAGGCAACAACGCCAGCCGGCTTTCCATGCNGAAGTCGGCTTACCGCGTCGGCCTGTCGGCCACACCCTTCCGTGAGGACGGCCGCGCCGGGCTGATCCAGATGATGACCGGCCTCGCCTTAGGCGAGGACTGGCAGGAATTCCGGGACGCCGGACAGATCCCGGATGTGCCGGTGCGCGTGCTGATCGTGGCCGATCTTGAGGAGAAACATCGGGCGCTGGCGCGCTGCCTGAACCGGCACAAGACCATCGTGTTTTCAGATGCGATCGCGGACGGCAAACGGATCTCCGCCGACCTTGGCATTCCCTTCATCCACGCCGAAACAACCAAACGTCTGGAGGTGCTGGCCAGCCACCGCGCGGTGGTGATGTCCAGGGTGGGCGACTGCGGCATCGACACCCAGGATCTGGAAGAAGTGATCGAGTTCAACTTCCACCACGGCAGCCGGGCGCAGTCCCTGCAGCGCATGGGTCGGCTGCTTCACGCTCGCAAACCGCTGCGCCACACGGTGCTGATGACGGTGAAGGAATTCTCTCTCTATCACAAGCGCCTCTCCGCGCTGGAGGGCAAGGGCTTCCCGATCCGCATCGAAATGTACAAGGACAGCAAGAAGCCCGGCCGACCGCCGGCGCCGAAGCCGGTCAACGTGTGGTGCCAGATGCTCGGCTTCACGCCAGAAAAGCAGACCACACGACCCATGGAAAGCAACCAGCAAAAGCGCGATCGCGTCATGCGCCGCCTCGAGGAACGGAGGGCTTCCCATGTCTGATAAGACACGATGCGCCGTCCGTGGCGCGATTCATCCGGGCGGCATGTGCACCCGCATCATGGTCGGTGGCGTGTTCTGCACCTTCAATGGCGACTGCCGGCACAAGCGGATCAGCTTTCAGCCGAGCAGCGGCACCATCGGCGAATCATTCATCGCCGACTGGTGCGGTAACTGCGCCCGCGACAAGGCGCTGCGCGAAGGCATCGACATCGATGAGGTCGACGACAACGAGCGCTGCGACATCGTCGGCCGGACCATGGCTTACAACGTCGCCGACCCGGAATACCCCTCCGAGTGGATCTACGACCAGGACGGCTGCCCCTGCTGCACGGCCTTCACTCCCGGCCGGCGATCCGGTACCGGCGCCGCGCTGCGAGCACACGAACGACATGGTTCGGGGGTGCGTCATGAGAAAGCGCGGCAAGGGTTTCCACGGCAAGGGCAGTGGCCAAGTGGATCGCGGCGCCTGGCTGCAGGCGATCAGCATGCAGCAGCCGCTCACCCAGGAGCAGATCGACGACCTCGGGAGGGCTGTGCACCTGGCGATCGAGCGGCTGCGCATCGGCCAGCCGATCGAGGGCGACTGGCACACACTGGCGGCGGCGGTGAACGTGAGCATGGTGCTGTGCGAACGCGGCGTGGGGGAGGAATACCTGCCCGACATCCTGGCCGCGCAGGACGCGCTGCTACGCATCTTCGACCGCCACGGCAACACCGGCCGCTGGGCCTTCGACGGCCCGGCCTACACGGCGCTGACGCGTGCGGTGGAGATCCACGAAGCGCAAGCCGCCGCCATCACCCGCGACGGCGCACGGGCAGCGATGCTGGAAGTGCGCCGGCGGGCGGCACGCGGCGAGGNGTTGAATCGGGTGCCGGCATGAGAATCGCGCTCTCCATCCGACAGCCCTGGGCCTGGCTCATCGTCAACGGCCACAAGCCTGTGGAAAACCGCGACTGGCGAACCAACTACCGGGGGCCGGTGCTGATTCACGCCGGCAAGACCAAAGACCCGGAAAACTACGCGGCCATGCAGATCTGCGAGCTGCTCGGCATCGAGCTGCCGCCCCTGGACGATCTGCCGCGCGGCGGCATCGTCGGCGAAGCCACCCTGTACGACTGCGTCACCGAGTACGACAGCCCCTGGTTCNTCGGCNAGNNCGGCTTCCTGNTGCGCGACGCCANGCCGCTGCCCTTCGTGCCCTTCCGCGGCCGGCTGAACTTCTTCAACGTCGATCCGGCAGTGCTGAAATGAGCGACGTGAAGCGCCACGTCGTCAGCGTTTCCGGCGGGAAGGACAGCGCAGCCACTTTTTTGCTCGCCTTGGAGCGTTGTCCACGAGATTCTGTGGTGCCTATTTTCTGCGATACCGGGAACGAGCATGCCGCTGTCTATGAGTACCTGAATTATCTGGAGCTGGCGCTGGAGGTCCGGATCGTGCGGCTGCGCGCGAACTTCGACCGAGAGATTGCCGCCAAGCGGATGTTCATCGCACGCGACCAGCGGACGCGCAGGGAGTACGACACCGAGCCGGTGTTCGACGCCGCCGGCAACCCTGTGCCGAAGCGCGATTCCAGGGGAAACATTGTCACCCACAAGGTGAAACGGGACGGGTTGGTCGTCGACGAGCCGGTGCAGAAGACACGGAAGATCGGCGGTGGGCGGAAAGTGCGTTGGAGCAACTCGGGCAAGCGCCGCGCGCTGGCCTCGCTGCACCCGACGGGGAATCCGTTTCTCGACCTGTGCCTTTGGAAAGGCCGGTTCCCGAGCCGCAAGGCGCAATTTTGCACTGAGGAACTGAAGCGAAATATGGCCGTGGCCTACCAGCTCGATCTGGTCGACGCCGGACACCAGGTAGTGAGCTGGCAGGGTGTTCGCCGCGACGAAAGCCTGAACCGCCGCGACGCCAAGAAGATCGAGCGTATCGGGCCTCGGCTCTGGGCGTTCCGCCCGCTGGTCGAGTGGACGGCCGCCGACGTGTTCGCCTACTGTGGGAAGCG